CGATTGCAACTCTGTTCTCTTCAGTCCATTCGTTAACAACATATGAAAGGAATTCATCAAGTTTCTCTGAAAGTTCTTCTGAGATTGTTTCTACTTGAGAATTAAGAGCCTCATTGAATGACTCTTGCATAGCATTTTCGATGAATGAGATTCTATCGGAAAGAGCAGCCTCAAAAATTGTGGCAAGCTTTTCTCTGAAACTTTCTGATAGACCATCTTCGTCAAGAAGCTCTGAAAGGTAATCTTCTATTGAGATTGCATTTTCTTTCATTTCTTCTTCTTCACCCTCGTCTTCTTTGGCTGCTTTCTTCTTTGTAGTTGGAGCAGCACCAGCTGGGGCACCAACTGCATTGGAAGGCTTTGCCATAATGCTAGCCATGTTTTGTGGATATGTTTCTGGACCTTGGAGCGTACCAAGAGCGGCACCCTTACCTTCGGTATCAGAATACAAAGCTGGATCTTCGTAACCAGCAGGGTTTACTGTTGGCGAAGCATCTGCTGCTTCTCTAAAATTCTGAAGCCCTTTGTCGATAGCCTCATTAATTTGTGTTTGCTTTAAATTCTTTTTATTGCTCATTAATAAGCTCCTTGATGCCATTCTGGAAAATATTTATAATTTTTGCGTTTTTGAGGTGTATACTAAGCTCATAATTTTCTAAGAAAATCTTCAAACAAGTTTACAAAGGTATTTTTCATTTCCCTTGCGGAAGCAGTTTTGATTCTTTTATAGTATTCGTTAATTTCCTGTTCCTTTAAAATACCATTTTCCCAAATCCATTCTTTGCCTTCCATTATTCCGTCAACGAATGCATCTGGTGCAGAAGGATCGGCAACGATATCAACGGCAGCCAACATAAAATCTGGCTGAACTAAATTTATACCGTTTTGTTGCCTTAACGATCCCATACCACGAGTAGAAACTCCCAGTCTGGCTCCTTCATCCATTAAATTTTGTACAATCTTACCCATTGGAGTTTCCATAATTTTAGCTTTACCTTTAAAATTATTTCCCTCACATGTAAGGTCTTTAATTATATGCGAAACCCTATCAAGGTTTACTGTAGGTCCTTTTGGATGATTTAATTCACCAAAAGCACGATTTTCTTTAATAAATTTTGTGTTATAATCATCTACTTTTGGACGAAGAACATCCATGGGATAGATTCTGCCGTTTCTATTCTTAGTCTCGGCTTGCATAAAGACACCTTCGATGAAGTATTGCTTTTTGCCTTCGTTGGACTCAATAATGAGTTCAACTTCTTCGTTCATTTCGGTGATTAATTTCATTTTTTCTTGCCCTTTGCGTCCTTAGCGGCGTCTTTCATTGGTTCTTCTTTGTTCTTATCACCGTCTAAGTCTAAAAAGTCAGGTTTTTCGCCTTCCTTTGATTCACAGTCGCAATCTTTCTTACCGCATTCTTTGCACTTTTCGTCGGATTTTTTGTATGACTTCTTATTCTTTTTCTTTCCTTCGCTGATCATTTCAGGAGCAACCTCCTTATAGATCTCGTTCAAGTGCTGACCGAGTTTCTGATAAAGAGTTTCTTGAATCTCTTTCTTTGCTCCGATTAAATTCTCATCTAAAAGTTCTTTGATAATTTTTTGTGTGCTCATGGCGTCCCTCATTTAATTGATAGGTTCTTTATATTTATATAATTAATAAATTAACCTTGTTGTTCTTCCTGTGGCATTTGTCCAGATTGCATCATCTGCATTTGCTGTTGCATCTGCATCATCTGCATTTGTTCTTGCTCAGATTCTATTTGTGAATTAATCTTTTCTATATCCTCTTCACTCTGTTTTAATATGTTCTTTCGAATATATTCAGTGGAGAAATATCTTCCGACATAAGGCTCAACTGCGGCTAAGACCTGAAGCCTCTCTTTTAATATTTCTGTTTCTCTTAATTCTGAAAAATATGAATCTTCGTTAAAAGTAAAACTTAAATTATCAGAAATATTTATCCAGTCATCCTCATTTATAACACCTTTTAGGATTAACTGCTTTCTTAGAACATCAGTGAAAAGGCTGCAGAATTTATATCTAAGCCGTTGAATGAATTTATAGAACTTTACTTCATCGCGGGTGATCTCAGCGGATCTGCCCATATTAAAACCATTTTGCGTTTCTAGTCTTGATAATGGAACATTTAGTGCTCTGTAAAGTTTTCTTTGTAAATAATCAACATCATCCATTTGACCTAGATTTTGTCCACCGGCAAGTGTACTGATTTCAGTTCCTCTGCCGCCTTCTCTTCGTGGAAGCCAATAATCTTCTAACATATGAAGATGATTTCTGTCATCACGAACTTCTCCTGTGGCTTGATTATAAACAAGCTTATTTCTATAACGGTTCATAAGTTCACGGAGATATTGTTCTGCTTTTTGCTTTGGAAGATTACCAACGTCAATGTAGAAGATTCTACGCTCCGGTGCTCTGGAGATACGGTAGATTACTACAGCATCTTCTATCTGACGAAGCATGTTTACAGGACGAATTGCTTTCTGTAAATAACCAACTACTTTCTTTGTAGTAGTATCTACAATTCCACTATGAACATACGCAATAGAATCAACTGCGATTTTTATTCCAGTTGACCCCGTATATGTGTTGCTATTTTGATCTTTATCTGTATATACAAAAAACTCTTCAATATCAGTTACAAGAGGAACAGCAAGTCCATCTTTAGTGAACTGCTTTTTATTTACTTTTCGTATTTTTTTAACCTTGATAGGATCTATAGCTCTTACTTCTTTTACACCTGCTCTTGGATTATCTTTATCAATTATAATATGGTAATATAGTCTACCATCAATATACCATCGTCTAAAAATTTCATATGCTTTGTTAGAAAAATCAAACATCTTAAGAATATTATCATATTCTCTATAAATTTTTGTTTTGATATTTTCTGATAAATTGGTTCTTTCTAAATCCAGTTTAATTGGTTTTCTATCTGTTCCCATTACGATGGAATCATTCACAATATCTTCAATTGCCATATCTACTTCTGGATATAGCGATAAGCTTCTATAGGTTTGAATGAATTGGTTTTCATCCTGAATACCACCACTGAAGTCAACATATGTACCAAGGAACCCTCCTGTTTGGAGAGTTTGTGCGCCATCATACTCATCAGGAGAAACAAAAGATTCTTCCCTTACGTTCTTTTCTATTTGCTCTTCTTTTGTAGCTCTACCTATAGTAAAACCAAATAAATCAATAGCCATTCGTTACTCCATTTTATATTATATAAGTTCAAACCATTCGTATTCTACTGTACATGTAAATTGAGACATTGTGTCCATTGCTCCATAAGCAAGCTCAAATGGACTCACATTTGATAGCCAACAGTTATATAATCTCACTTGTTTTAATAATATATCTCCATTAATATCATAATGTGATATAGTCCAATTACTATTATATACTCCATCATCAGCAGTATAATGAGTTTCATTGGTTCTGTAATTATTTATGTTATTGCTCCAATCATGAAGAACATTCCAAAGTCCATCTTTAGTATCATAAACGGTAAAGGACCAAGGGGAAAATCTTCTGTCTCCTGGTAATTTTAACGTCCTTCCACGAAATGGAACATAAATGGTTCCCAATTGTGCTCCAGGGAGAGATAAAGCAGAAACCTCTACAGTCATTGTATAATTTGTTCCTGGTATGTTCATATCAACAAGATATCGGTTGGGTCTTGTTCCCATACCAACTACATTTTTAAAGTCGCCTAAAGTTAGGTCGTTTTTTAAATTGCCTGCCATTTATATCTCCTATTCTATTTAGGTGATTTCCGTATCTTGATCTTTATTCGTGAATGTTAGTTGAATATAATCAATAGAACGAATTGGCTTAATAAACACATCAGCAACAAAAAACCCTTGATTTATTAAAGATGTTGTGTTATTTGTTGTATCACAGACAATATTATAATCAGATACACCTTGCTTTCTCTTTACATTTTCTAGTATTGCTGTTGCCTTGTTTATAAAAACTGACCTACTTATTGTATCGTTTCTTTCAAATAGCTGTTCTCTTGCAGCAGCACCAAGTTCTCTCTTAAGATAAATTATAAGCATCGAGGCACCGATCCTGTCATCTACGCTACCTGCAGTTGCTCCTGTTTTGTTTCCAAAGAGTATAGTACCAGTTCCAGGAAAACTTAAAACAGGATTTATCTTATTGTTATATAAAGTAGTTGCTTGAGTTGCAGTAGGGGGATCTTTAAGATTGTCCCCATTAATAATCACTCCCCTAGAAGCACCAGCAGGATCAAACCAGAAATCGGCTACTCTTTTTGTTCTTGCCATGCATCCAGCAACATCAGCATCTAACCCAGTTCTAATATAGTCATCAAAGGACGTAATAGTAGTCGTACTTGTTCCAACTGGAAGTGTGTATTTATCTCCATACACATACACTTTATTTTGATTTGCCCCAGATGGCTCGGTAGAGGTAGTTCTGTCTTCTATTCTGTAGATTGCCATAAAGTCATTTGCTCTGTCTGTCAGGATGGTATCAATGTCACCACTGTTTCCATTTGTGACTCCAAATAGAGCATTGATATTGTGGGTATTAGTGGAAGTAAATGGTGCAGAAGAAGAAATGCCAACTACAGCTCTTCCACCATACTGTAAATAATTGTGAATTGTCCACCAATCGGTTTTCCATTCTCCTGTTGCCCCATTGGGCCATCTTACTTCACTGGTGGATGTGGGATATAATCCACCCAATCCGCCGCTAAATCCGTCAAAGCTGTATCCAGCACCATTGCCGTCATTGCTAGAAAGTCTTCCCCACCAGTCAGATAGAGTATTAACTTCCATATAATTATTTGTCACATCAGTGGTGCTTCCAACTGCATTGATTAAGGTTGTTCCTGCAAGAAGAATTCCAGTTAAAAAAGTACCGGAATCCTCTGAGCTTGTTACTATAAAATTTTGACCTGTTACGTTTACGCTTACTGATGGTAGTGCCATGGGAATCTCCAGCCTATATATCAGTTAATATTTAGGATTTCACCTATTTCACAGTCTCCCATCCTGGAGTATCATCATTTTCCTCCATATGAGCCATCAAACCAAATGGCATCACTTCTTCCTCCAGTCTCTCGATTTCTTCTTTATAAACATCAATTCTAACGTCTCTTTCGGTTAAATTCTTAAAATAATCTTGTCGCGTCATCCAGCCGAAAAGAACTAGACACATAACAAGGTCATCTGTGTGACCATCGTCTGCTTCATATGACTGGGCTTTTGCAACGAACGTGTAAAGCTCATTAATTATGTCCATATCACTAACTAAAAGTTTATCATTTTCTATCAGACTTTTAAGAACAGAACATCCTAATTTTTTGACAGGAACGGTGGTCCTTACACCTCTTTGCATGTTAGATCCGCCGAATCCAGAACTAATAACTTGTCCTGCTCGTCCTTTATATACTGTGTGTGCCATATTATCATATTCTAAGTCATCAAATAAAATATCAGCAACCTGCCCACCAATATCATTTGTTTCGATTAGCAAATATGCATTATTATATTTCGTTGCAATTGCTTTAATTGCGGTTGGGAAAACCATTGGTGATATTATATTATTTCTGAATCTAGCAACAACTTTATATGGAGGTGTTGTGATGTCAATTACAATAGCCGCACTATAATCCTTACCCTGCCCTCTCGCAGTATCAATTGTCATTACATATGTATGGTCTTTTAATGGTTCTTCATAGACGTACATTCCATCCACATTTTTGCTTATCGGGGTATCCCATGCCAGTGTGTGTAATTTTGAAGAGCTAATTAAAGTATTTGTTGAACCAATAAAGTCACACTCAAATTCTGTCTGGAACTGCTGCTCACTAGTATTTTGAATCTGTTTTTGTTTCCATTCCTCATCTCGTTTGGGTCCTCCCGGATAAAGTGGAATATCCGACCAATGTACTTCGAATGGAATATATTCATTTTTACCTTTTTCTCCTGCCTTACGGTTTGCGTTTTTCCAATAGTAATAAAACAAATTCAAACCGTTTGGTGTAGAAACCATCAATACCTTTGTGGTTTGTCCAGAGGTAACAGTTGGGTAAACAGAACTAAAGAACTCCTCTGCAATATTATTTGGAACGTGAGCAAATTCGTCCAAGAAGATCATGTTAAACGAACCACCACGGATTGCAGATGCAGAGGTAGATGATGCGATGATCTTAGATCCATTTTCTAGTT